CCTCCTGCGAGCCGAAAGCCCCCGGCAGTGTCACGTCCCCGTCCAGATCGATGACGTTCAGGGTGGCGAATTGCGCGACCACGCGCCCGGCATCACCCTCAATCATCGCCTTGGCCTTGTACGTTTTCGTCTCCATGATTTCCTCCTTACACTGGCGCCAAGCTCAGTGTTCCCCTAGCATGCTCGTTGCCTAGCGCCGATTCGCCCGCCTCGATGCTGACGATCCGCCCGTTCCGCGCCGCGCATACCGGGTCCTCGGAACCGTCTATCATCTGCACCCGCCGGTAACCGTTGGCCCGGTAGGCCGAGGTTGTCCCGCGTCCCGTTGACCACATGCTCTCCGTCTGCGCGATAGTCAGGGGCCGATCCGCGTAATAGCTCTCGATCTGATCCATGACGCCCGGGTAGTCCTCCGCGCCGTCGAGTATCTGACCCATGCTGAGCCCCCGTTGGTCTGCTGCCAGGAGCGCGTCAGTGAGCGCCGTGCGCGTCCCCGCATTGATGCGCTGGGCGCGGAACGCGCCCTCGGTCAGCGACTGCTCGACGAGCACGCTGTCCGCCGCGTATCCCGCCTCCAGGCCAAACGCCTCTGCCGCGAGCCCCCAGCCCTCCTCGATGCCGGCCAGCCATAGCGGCCTGAGCGCCGCAACGATCATCTCGTCCTCTACAGCCGGCAGCAGCGTCGCCGCCGTGAACGGCAGGTCCTTCCGCCCATTCGCCCCGCGCAGCGTCACCACCTGCGAAAGCCGCTCCCGCGCACGCTTCGCCTGGCCCGCGAAGAACCGCGCTATCTCACCCTCATATCGCTCCGCCAGCCACCGCCGCCGCAGCTCGATCTGCTGCTGGAACTGACTCGCCGACTTGTACCCCTTGCCGGGGTTGGCCAGGACGCTCGGGGGCGTCTCGCCCCCCTGCTCCCGCGGCACCGGCAGGACGCTGAATTGCCGGAGGTAGTAATCCTCGTCTGCGTGCGTTGGCAGGCCGAGCCCCCGCTTGGCCTCCGAGACCATTATCCAGCCGCCCCGCACCCCCCGGTCGTAGCGCTCGGCCAATTTGTCTTGGTCCGGTTGCAAAACGCGAACCTTCCCTAAATCGAACTGAATAGAGCGGTTCGGGTTGGTGTCGAAGTCCGGCAGCAACTGGATGCGCAGGTCAGCCGCGATCAGGCGCTGAGTGGGGATAATGTTCTCCTCATAGGCGGATTCACGGGCCTCGGCCATATTTGTAAACGTCGAACGCGCCAGCCCGGCCCCCAGCCCGGCCACCATCGCCGGAACGCCGAAGACGCCCGAAACGCGCTCTTCTGGCACCCGGCGCAACTCTGTGAGCAGCATCTGCTCCGGCGAAAACGCCAACACCTGCACCCGTGTCGGCGTCGTCATCACCATCGGCTCACCCCGCCGGTCGCCGCCGAATTTGGCCATGAACTCGGTCTTGACCTGTTCGGCGCTCGCCGGATCAATCTTGGCGTTAGCCGTATCCGGCGAGATGACCACGCCGGGCACACCCAGGTTGCGCAGCAGGGCCGCTGTCATGTTCGCGGCCTCGTCATCCGTGAATATCTCACGCAACACGGAGCGCAACGGGGACATCCCCTTCCGCACGTTCTGCGGGTCGATGCCGTACCGGAAATGCACCACGTCCTCAACCGGATACCGGACAGGCTCAATCGCCGCGTCCGGCTTGTATTCGTAATGACTGATGTACCGCGACCCATCCTCGGGCCACTTCGGCTCCATGCTCGTCGACGGAGCCCACCAAAGCTCCCGGACGGAGCCCCCGGCGCCGCGCACCTTCACCCAGTAGGCATTGCCGCTGACCGCCCGGTCCGTAATCGTGGCCATCCACAGCAGAACTCCGGAGTAGTAGTCGTTCGGGCGCTCGATGACCTCGGCCAGCCGGTGCCGCCCAACCGGCTCTATCGTCCCGTCGGGGCGCTCCTCGACTACGCGGATCGGAGCCTCGGGGAAGTTCCGGGCGATCCATCCCACCACCGAGACAACGATGCTCGAATCAAGTGCCGCGACCTCTCGTTGGTAGTTGAATCGCGTGCGCGGGAGGAACCCCCACGATATCGCCCGGCCAGGCCAGCGCATGGCGAGCGCCTTGAGCAGCCGCGCCGGCGCCGTAAGCGCCCCCCTTAGACCGCCTGCCATATCACCTCTGGCTCTGCGCCCCGCATCTGCGCATCCAGCGCGCCCACGATGCCCACGATCCCGTCGATTTTCCCCTGGCTCGCCGCTTTATCCGGCTTGAGGTTGCCGGCTGGGTCGCGCTTGACGACCACATTCCCCGCCATCCAGCGCAACACAGGGTTGCCCATGTGATTCAGCTTCCGCGTGAGCAGCCGCCGCTCGAACTCCGCCATCGGGGCCGCAAATGAAATGAACCCCATGCCCATTGCAAACACCCGGTCTGCGCCTAGTTCCTCCGCCAACTCCATGCCGAGCTGCGCGCCCTGAAACAGCCGGTCGATGTTCATGCGCTGCAGCCTGAAGCGCGTCGAGTCCTCGATCACCTGCCGCCGGACGAAGCCGTAATCAATGGCGTTCCCCCGCGTCGTGGTCAGGTAGCCATCCCTGGCCCATGCCTGATACTGAGCACAGTACGGGTTCCGGTCGTCGGACAGCCGCGCCTCGGGGCACCAGAAACGGGCCACGATATCAACGTGCTCAGGGTCGTCCGGGCGCGGGAACAACATCACCCAGGCTGATAGGTCCGATGTCGCCGACAGATCCAGAAAACCGTAGAATCCCCGCCCGGACAGCGCGTCCACGGTGACGCTAGCCCGCCCGTTCGCTTCCCATTCATCCGACGATATCCAGCGATCCGCCGACTGCAGCCACTGGTTCAGGTAGTATTGCCGAAACGCTGACTCCTCGGAGGGGATGCGCTGGGCTCGTGCGCACTCCTTCCGCATCTCCTCGATGCTGCGGAACGCACCCAGCGCAGGGTTGCAGCGCCGCCACACGTCCTCATCCGTCCAATCCGCATCCATCGGTGCGGAGTAAATCTCAGCGTAGAACGTAGGGTCGTCAATGTCGGCCCGAATGACTCGCTCCGCGTACTCGTGCAACTCGTGACAAGGCGACGAGAAATCGTTGCCCGCCGTCGTGATGATGAACTCCAGAGGCTGCGCCCGCGTCCCCATGCCCATCCGCAGCGCGTCCCGCAGGTCCGCCTTGCGCCACACGTGATACTCGTCGACGACGCTGCCGTGCGGGTTGTACCCCTGAGACGCCGCCGCCTCGTGAGGCAGCGCCACGTAGAACGAGTCCCCGAAAATCAGGCGCTTGGTAGAGTCGATGACTTTCAGCTTGGCGCTCAGCGCTGGGTGCCGGCGCGTCATCCCTGCCGCCACGCGGTAGACGATGCCCGCCTGCTCACGGGTATAGGCCGCGCCGTACACCTCCGCCCCGGCCTCCGCATCTGCCGTGAGCAATTTCAGTGCATGGCCCGCTGCGATCTCGGTCTTCCCGTTTTTCCTCGCGATCTCGATGTACGCCGTCCGGTACTGACGCGTCCCGTCCGCGTTCATGCGGCCATATATCTCTCGCAGCCCCGCCTCCTGCCACGGCTGCAGGTTGAACGGAACGCCCGCCCACTTGCCTTTGGTGTGCCGCAGGGAACGAAAAAAGCGGACTGCCTGGCCCGCCTTCGCCTCGTCAAAATACGAGGTCCTCATGTCAGCCGCACCCGCATATCTCCAACGGCAAAGTGCATTTCCCGCATTCCTGCGACGCCGTCGCCTTGCCCGCGTCCAGCCGGCTGCGCGCCGATGGCGTCAGGCCGAACTCCGTCATCATCGACTTCGTCCTCTTCCACGCGTCCGAGCGCATTGCCGCCTCGGGCCGGGGACGGATGATCAGACGCTCGAAGACGCGCCCGTCCTCGCCCATGTCGATATGCCGGCTTTCGTAGACCGCGCCCAGTTTCTCGACGGTCGCGTTGTGAACGACGTACTCCTCATAGGCTGCGCACAACAAGCCCAGCGCGTCCACGTCCGCCGCCGTCATCACCCGCATCCCACTCACCTGATGTTCCAACCGCGCCCAGAATGTGCGCGCTAATTCGCCCAGCCAGTCGGGCGCTACGATAGGCCCATCCAGTGGCACCGGCTCAGCATCGAGCCGCGCACGGCCTACCTTGCTACGGTTGCCCTCCATGATCTTTAAGGCACGAGGTTTAGGAGCAGGGCCTTTAGACACTTTTACCTTTCTTTACTTTCGGACGCTAAAACGGCCT